ATTAGGTTTCTTTCTAGTTGGTTTTTCTGTTTTATATAGGTTAGAAAATTAAATGCTTGGGAAGCTCTAATTTTTGTAACATCTCCGAACTTTCCAATATCTCCATCTGCGAGTGCATAGATTGAATGATACCATCCCCATTGTCTATTGAATTGTGCTTGTTCGCTGTAATCATCTCTTTCAGCTCTTGCTTCAAATAGTTGTGAGTAGCTTTCAATAGTTCGTTTCCTAAACGATAAAAAAAAACCAGCGAACCCATCGCAACATTCAACGGCATAAACTTCATGACCTCTGCGAACTCTTCTGTACCATCGTAATCTCTTACCTCGTACTTGTCTTTATAAGTGTTGACTACTGGTCTGTAAAGAACTGCCATAGCTTTGTGCATCTCTTCCCAGTCTGTGGAATACTTATCTAAATCTACATACTCTCCAAAAGTGATAGATTCAAGCGATGGTATAAAGCCGAAGTCTACACCCTCAAGCTTAAACCTAACTTGTATATCTTGCTCTACACTAAACAGCATATTCAAATGTTCGCTTATGTCTCTAACATCAGATAGCTTTATATTTGCCACCTCGTTAATTCTAACGCCACATAACGAGCTTACTGTACATTGTGCTAACTCATCGCCTTCGAGTCCCTTAGAAGCGCTTAAAAACGATTGATACTGTCCTAGAGTTATCTCGCTTAAATCTTCTGGTATTGTTATTGTTGCTTTCATTACTTATAAAACTAAAATGATTGAATTTGTTATAAAGACAAAAAAGCCCCCATTTCTGGAGGCTCTCTGTTGTTGATATTGTTTATTTATTTTATTTTTTCTCTTTTAATGTCGACCGCAAGAGAATAGAAACCATCTCTATCTATATTTTTAAATACAAATTTAATTGCCGAAATCGTTTTTTTCCAGTCTGAACTATCAATCTTTTTACCGAACTCCTGAAAAAAGCTATCCTCAAAGTGTCTCACGTAATTTAATGTAGCATTGACGCTTCCAAAATCAAGATATGTATCTTCAAAAAGGTATCCATCGAACCTACTACCTAACTGTGATTTGAACGAGAAATCTTCTTTTCTGTTGAATGCATCGCAAATCGTTTCAACATTTTTTGCAAATTTCAATGTTAATTTTGCTATCTCTAGTTCTTGTGATAATTTTTCTGTTATTGTCTTCATAATCCTTTACTTTGTTTGTTTCTGTTGATACAAATATAAGTAAACTGTTTACATCTCACAAGTTATTAACGAATTATTTTTAAATTATTTTTGATTTTCCCACTATGACTGAGATACAGAGCGAAAGTTTTTTTTTAGTTTGTTATATACATTCTTTCTTAGGTTGTTTATTATGTTATTTATGACATTGTTTTAATGTTGTTTAATACATTGTTTATAGGTTGTTTTCTATATTGTTTAAGGTGGTTGTTTTTGAGTCAGTTCTGTAAAGGTAAAAGCCTCTACCTAATAAATGAAGTACTTGCCTCTATTTGGCTTTTCAAGTTGATATGTCACAGCGTACCTGATAGCATCCAAGGCGTGGTTATGGTCATCTATCGGTGTGTTAGATTTACGCTCTAGCCAACAGTAGTTATTTAGCTCCTTAATCAACTCCTGAGAATCTGGACTTATCACTAGGTCGTAATCTTGCAGTATAGTTATTCCATGAGTTACTGAGCCTTGACCTTTCACAGCTGGTATTATGTTTAGCCCTTTTTGCTTTAGTTCTTTTATCAAACGAGGCTCTGCGCTATCTGCTATAATTAAGCTCGTACCAGCTACCTTTTCATTCACTTGGTGTATTTGGCTTGTGGTTAGGTTTGGCTTGTATAGATGAAGCCTAAGATATATCTTCTTGTTTGCTTTGTCTACATTCGTTTCTACTAGCGTTGTAGGGTCTACTGAGAAACCGAAATCTTGACCATATACAGAAGTTCCTACTCGTTTAAACTCTCCTACTTCCCAGTTAGAGAATATCACACCCTCAGCTTTCGATAACCATCCTCCTAGAATTTGGTGCTTATACTTCTCAGGTCTTCTCTGTTTAATATTCTCTACTTGCTTTAGAAAGCTCTCAGATAGATTCTCTAAGTTGTCTAGGTAGGTAGTGTGTATGTATGTAGTATCGTCTTTACTTATGTTGCTTCCCTCTTGAACTCCTCTAGTCTCAAAGAACTTCTGATAGATAAAATGTTCCTTTGTCGTTGGGTTCATTATCATTATCACTCTGTTAGCTATCCCCTTCTGTCGTACTGACATATCGATAGTATCAAATACGTTCTCATCTACAAGCTCTTCTGCCTCATCTAGTACCCAAGTTGTGACTCCTTGCAAAGACTTTAGAGAAGCTACCTGATTCCCTGAGCTGGTTTTGATACCTCTGAATAGAATCTTAGAGCCAGTCTGTATGTTTATTATTTCATCCTTAGTAATGTGAAACGCTTTCTCAAGTCCTAACATCTCAATCTTTTCAATGAACTCTGGAATAATAGAAATACTCGCAGCTCTCAAAGTGTAACGAGTAAACAGTATTGTATGTCCTACCTCACAGGTTAACATACAAAGAATAGTATTTACTGCATACGACTTACCAGAGCCACGTCCTCCAGTTACGATGAAGTAGCGAGTAGGATTATTAAACTTTCGGTAGACATTTTTAATCCTCCCCATTGAACTTACGCATCACTTCGTTAAAGTCTATTGAACTGCTTAGCTCTCCTTTAATTTCTGATTCTGTCTTCTTAGGTACAAAGTACTGGGCGTATTTAGCGAATAGGTCTAGATACTTCTCTGGACTCTTTGCGAGTACATCTGAGAATGCTTGTTGAATGTTTGGTACTTGACCTTCTAAAGTCTGTACAAACATCTCTCTGGCTTCTGTTGTTAGTTTGTTCTCTGAGCCTTTAGGTCTACCACTAGCCTCTTTGTTTCCTTTTTTAAATGGCATTCTATGTTATTTTATGTTATTATAACTAAAAAACACCAATTTGTTATAATGAGAAAAGCCCTCCGATTATGGAAAGCTCTCTCTGTGTGTGTTAATTTAATGAGTGCTATGGAATTCATAAATAGCTTTACTCTCTTCGTTTTCCTTATTATATGCAATGATTCCTTTTAGTGTTTTTGTATTTATTTGTCTACCGCTTTCGTGGTGCGTTCTTAGTCCCATCTTTTCAGCTAAGTATAAAACGTCTTCTCTGCTGCTCTCTTTCATAACGCTCTCCCAATAGTGCTTCATCGCTGTCACTGCTTTCTGTGCTTTCTCTCTTTGTTCTTTTGTCATAATTCCTTTACTTTTTGTTTGTTTGTTTCTTCAAATATAAGTAATCTTTTCTAATCTGCAATGCTTTTTTAAAAAAAAAAGTAAAAAAAAAGAGCCTCCATCTCTGAAAGCCCCTTTATCATTAACAATTATGATTACTCGTAAGTATTGTAAATCTCTTTTAAGTCCTTTACTCTTTGCTTAACACAGCTTGAGCAGCTGGTAACCTCTACGCCTTTCTTTTGGAATACTCTAGCGTATATTGTGGCAAGTTGATAGTTTTGAGATTGGCTTACCATTCCGTTAGAATTTGTAAAGAAACCATGTAGAAAAGTGTACTCTGATTCTGTAAGGCAAAGCGGTTGTTTTCTAAACCTCATCTTATTGAGTTTCTCTTTTCGCTCATCACATCCGCAATCTTCCCCAGCTAAAAACTTTACAGCCTTTTTAATACCAGTAACTTCTGTGATTGCTTCTACTACATCTCCTAGACCAGTTGGTGCGTTCTCTGCGTGTTTCGCCTCTAGTTCTTCCTGAGTCTTAATAGGCTCATCACAAACCTCTGCAACAGCTTTCTCTGCCTCTTGAATATCTTTCTCTATTCTTGCTGCTTTCGCTTGTTCTACTGTTAAGCCTTGCTCAATCTCTTCTGGTGTTCTTCTAAATCTTTTATTTGCCATCTTTATTCTTTTTTATTCCTTGTAAAGTTATCTCATTTGCTATTACCATGTTCAGTATGTCTCGCATTGCTACAAAGTTAGGGCTTTCGCTCTTCATCTCTTCCAGTAGCATTACTGTATAAATGTCTTTCTGATTGCTTAAAAATGCCTTTATCTCTTTCATTGTGTTCGTGTTTATAGTTTATCGTAGTCTTCGTTATTAAAGTCTTCGTAGTCTTCTCCTAAACGCTCTCTAAGCTGGTTCTTACAGAAGTTTACTGTATGGAATATATTTGTTACGCTGATTCTTGTGACTGTGCTTAATGCTCTCATAGACATTCCAGACTCAATGTACAGCGTAAATAGTTCTTTGTTGTATGGATAGCCTTCCTTATCTAAGTTGTTCAGCTCCTCGTATAGCTTCTCAGTTATCTTCGTGTAGCCTCCCTCTCTTTGTTCTTTGTAGTCTTCTGATTCGATAGCTTTGAACTCTGTAATATCGTAGAAGAAAAACTTACCTTTGTCTTTTAGGTAAGACTTGTACATATTGTTTAGTACTCTCCAAATGTAGGACTTGCTTACTTCTCCTTTTTCGTTTATTACTTTCTCTCCAGCGTTGTAATGGTGTAACCTTAAATACATCTCTTGTACTATGTCCTCAGCATGAGAAGTGCATCCCATAGCTTGTAAGAATCTTAGGTACTCATCGTGATACTTTGATACTTTTTCTAGCCAGTCCATTAGTTTTTGTCTTTTAAGGTTGCTGTGAAATGGTCTAGAAACTCATCTTGAGTGATTTCGTTAACCATCAATGCGCTCGGCAAGTCGGTTAAGTATATTACAATGTGGTTTCCGTTCTCTTTTAGATATTCAATTATTGACTCAGCCAGTTCTACTGTATCTTTGCCGTAATCAATAATGTAAAACTTATCCTTCATTTGGTACGCTTTGAGTTTATAGGCTGTCTGTTTAGCTGGTCGTACTCTTTAAGGATTGTAAGAATTTGATTCTTTAGGTTTATTGCTTCGATTGATTCTCTTGGATTCTGAATCTGTTTTATAAGTGCCACGTTTCCACGTGTAAACTTATGCAAGTCTTGAACAAACCCAACAGAAGTTTCTGCGCTTCCGTTAGGTTTGCTCAAAATTGCCATTAATATTTCGTCACTAGAAAGGTAAGTCATTTTTTGCCTCTTCTATATGCGGACTATCTGACATCTCTACTTTGTCACATCTCCAATGGTTCAAACTGTTGTAGACTTTTCCGTTGTACTCTTGTCCTCTTATTGTAAACTCGACCTCTACAACATCTCCAACGTTATTAAACTTAATAAAGTTGTCTACGTGTTCTACATAATCTGCTTTTTTGTACATTCCGAACTTCATACGAGTAACATAGCCACTCTCTGACGTTGTGTCTACTACGTAATCTAATACAGCAGCTCCGTTGTCTAGTACTTTCTTTTCTGTAATCTCTGAAATCGTACCCTTTACTTTAAAATTTTCCATTTTTCTTTACTTTTTTTTTGTTAATATATGAAACTTTTTTAATTAATTAACGTAGTGTTTAAAACTTACCGCTTATTAACTTAGTGTTTTGTAGTATTCTCTAGCCATCTTTACAGCAGTTTTCATCTTCTCAATGTCTTCATCTGTTAGGATAACCTTAAACGCTTTTAATCTCTTCTCCGTTGGAATCTTAGATATATCAAAGTACTCTATTACTTCTCGCTCTGTTTCCTCAGATACTTCTGCACCCTCTCCACGTTTCCAGCTTACTCTTCTCATTTCATCAAGTATCAAGTTCTCTGGAGTTGGAACAAGACAATAACATAGAAAGCTCTCAGTCTTACCAGTTAGCCACATGTACGCCTTGAGCTGCCATTCGTATATGCTGTTCTTTAGTTCAGTATCAAAAAATGGGAATGTAGCAGCAGACCAACTAGATTTAACATCTATAACGCTGTCCTCTGTCAATACGTCTGGAGTACCTAGTACAAAGTCATTCTCAAAATACTCATCATTCTTAAAAAGAAAGTCTTTCTCTAGTAATATGCTTGTAAGCTCGATAGAAGCTTTCTCTACTTCGTTACCTTTATCTAGGTACTTAGAGTTTATTTCTTGCTTAATACCAAACTCACGCTCTAAATATAGCTCTGTAATGTAGCTCTTAGCTCCTTTACTTAGTTCTGGCTCTGCATCTCTCTTGAGTAGTAACGTATCTCTTAGCTCTGCTTGTTTCTCTGTTAGCTTAATCTTAGCCAGTAACCCATTTAAGGTTACCAGCTGCTTCTGAGTGATACTTGTTTTACTATCTGTCGCCATTAGCTTACCAAGCTGTGAGGCTCTTATCTTTAAGTCTTTCATTATCCTAGTTTTTTAAGTTGCTCAGCAGTTAACTTGAAGCCGTTAATAATCTGCTCTTTTTTGATTGTACCTTTCTCGATTGCTGCAAGAGCTTTCTCGAATCTGTCGTTCGGTAATGGCTGCTTCGCTGCGTCTGTATCTACATCAGTCACAATACCGAGCATCGAACTGAGGCTGTAGCGGCGGAAGTACGTCACACCCGAGCCGGCAGATTGGAAAATATTCATACGAGACGCTTCGTCCTGTGGAATCTCTGTAATACTCTCGATAGTCTCACCGGTTTCTACATGGAATAAAATAGTTTGGATTGAATTCCCTTGTAGTAATTGAGTGAATCCTAGGCCATTCTTTGCTAAAATTGGATTGATAACCTCAAAGATAGCTGGAAGGTCAGCATACTTGTAGTTATGGCCGCTAGTTGCTTTCGCAATTACTGGACATTCTTGTTGGAAAGCAGCTAGACTCTTGTAAATGCTTAGCTTTCTCTTCTCTAATTCTTCGTTAAATGTGTTCATAATTTTTGATTTTTGTTTGTAAATATACTATTTATTCTGTAAAGTTTTAAGTTTCTGCTTGTATTCTTTTATAATTTCTTTCACTTGTTCTCTGCTTGGCTTGTATTCTTGATGAGCTAGTTGATGCAAATAAAACAATCTATCCGCTCCTATTCGTTTTTCTATACCTATTTGATATTCTATAAGGTTTCCATGCCTATGTCTGTTACAAAATACACATTGTCCATGTACGTTGTCTTCGTGAAAAGTTACGTTTTTGTGACTCGTGCTGAAATAGTGACCAGCATCGAACTTACCAACTAACAATCTGTTACAACTTATGCAAGGCTTGTCTTTATCTCTCTCTCTTATAAAAGCATTAAACGCCTTTTGCGCTTCCTTCATCAAATCTGAAACAGTTTTAAGCTCTTCCTTCTTTGCTTTCTTTTCCTTGTTCCACTTTTTTAAGGCTTTCTTTTGTAGCTCCTCGTAGTATTTGTCGTTACATGGATTCTCTATGCAGTACTTTCGATTAAAAGATACTGGCTTAAATTCGTCTCCGCAGTTTTTACATTTCATTTATTAGATTTTTTATTGGTAGTAAAATACCTTTACTCGTATTGGAGTCTCCTCCTTTTACGTCTCTATTTGTGTTTAAATATCTTCTACAAATATTTTTTAGTTCTATGGTTTCTATTAAAAACAGTCTATAATCTGAAATAAAAAAACAATAGTAGTCAGCTTTACTTTTTGCTATTCCACTTTTATTGCCTCTTGATTCGTACTCTATAAAAATATTACCAGTCTTAAACGCTTTTAAGTCTCTCTTAATTTCTATTTTTTTGTTTTGTAGTATTTCAGCTAGTGCTTCCTCAGCTACTTGACCTACTTTTAAGTCATAGGCAAAATTAGAATTAAACTGCATTATGATAAAGTTTTAAATTGTGAGTATGGTCTTAACTTTTTCATGCTTCTCAAGTCTCTAGCTCTTACCTTAGAGTAAACCTTTTCTATTATGCCTTTTATCAAATGCTTGTTTTCTATCTTAACTGGGAACTCAAAGTAATCTATTTCTATAATGTAGTATTCGTTAGCTAGTTTCTCCAGCGTTCCAATAATTTTACCATCGCTTAATATCTCGCTTTGGTAGTCTGTCAATTTGTTAAAATAAATCATAATTTAAAAATCTTCGTTTATAAATGTACTTAAATCTGCTAAAGGTTTCCTCTGTGGCTCTGCAAATTTCTTTTTTCCGTCAATAAATTCATAGAAAGCCCCTTGTTTTATGTCGTATTGCAAAGAAGTTAAGCCTTGAACTCCTACAATTTTAGGCTTTGCCTTGTTTATTTTAATGTCTGTAACGCTACTTCCAAACTCTCTATGCACAATTATAATACTTTTACCATTGTTTGCCCATTCAGAACCTCCTTTTAAGTCGTGCATGTCTGGCATCTGTGTTTTACCATCCACCTTCTTACCGCTTTTAGGGTGTATGATTGTATGAAAGTGCAAAGCGTTTCTTTCAGCTAGTTCGTTTCTAAAGCTTAAAGTATCTTCTAGCCATTGGTCGTATCTTAAAAGTCCTACATCATGCTTCATATAGTTCCAGCTATCAATGACGGCTGAGAATATACCTAGCTCTTTTTTATTGTCTGCTGAGAACTGCCAAAACTCTTTTGGAGTTAACGCTTTTGAGTTATTCGCTTTCTTTGGGTCTAGTATTTTAAAGAACTCAAGAACAATAGGTAAGTAATGGTCTAGCTCTTCTGGAGTTACTCTATTTTCAATTAGTCGTTTATTGCCATCTGAATCAATATAAAACTCTTCAAACTGTTTACCACTCATTTTGTGTATTAGCTTTCCTATAATCTCCTCAATAGTACCAGCATCTGGCATATGGATAAGGTGCTTATGTCTGTAATGCCTAGAGCAAAATTTTAAACAGTCTAGTAGTACCTCTGTTTTACCGCTTCCAGGAAGTCCAGACCAATCAGTACAGCCTCCTTCTTTGATGCTATACAAACTTCCTAGCGTATTAAATCCTAAGTAGTATGTAACGCCTCCACCAGTATGGTAGTAATCCTTTAGCCGTTCTTTTATTTCGTTTTCCTTTACAATGTCCATAATTCAGCCTTTTTGTTTATGTTCCAAATTTAACCTTTTTACTCTATCTTCCAAAGATTCTTTAATAGGTTCAATAGGTTTTGTATATCGTTCGTTTAAATACTTGAGCGTATTGGTTAAGGTAGACTTCCAGTTTTTAATAGGTCTATTGATTCCGTTTCTGTTAATACTCCAGTCATTATCTACCCAAGAATAGTATCTAAGTTTTACATCTTCAGGACATACGTTAGGCTTTCTTTTTAATGCGTGTTTTAAGTACTCTTCTACACTAGGTACTGAGTCTTTATTTACATTATTTACATTATATACATTATTGTTAGTTGTTGTTCGTTTGTTGTTCGTTTGTTGCTGGTTTGTTAGTTCGCTTGTTAGCAGTTGATATTTCAGATAGTTAACTACTTGAATCTTAGTGCCTTGCGAAGTTGAAACGCTTGTTATTTCGTTTGTTGATTTTAGACGTTTTATACTTGTGCGAATTTGTTGAACACTTAGTCCAGTTTGCTGAGATAAAACACTCAAACCAGTAACCAGCTCCCCAGCTTTTATGGTCGTTCCTTTGTACTTCCTTTGCTTGTGGTTTGCTTTTAATAGTAAATACATAAACAGCCTAAAAGTATTGTGGTCATCGAACCACTCCCACTCTAAGATTTGCCTATGAATTTGAATGTATCCTTTCATTAGTTATAATTTTTAAATTGCTGCTGCAAGTTAATAAAATCTGTATAACTTTGACAATTTAAAAACTGTTGCTCAAAAGTAAACACATTAAAATCTTCTCTTAACCTATCTTCTATTTCTTGGTAATCTGGGTATTGCCTTAGATTATCGTAGTGCTTACGCATATAGATTGCCCAATCATGCTTACGCCCAAACATCCTACCAGTTTCTGTAAGATTCAAGCCCTCCTCTTTCAGTAAATGACAAATAATAGCCCTAGTATTTACTATCTCTCTTACTCTGTTTGGCTTTTTTAGCTCTTTCCCTTCAATGTACTCTTTGATTTTCTGAATTTTTGTATTCATTTTATTTTGATTTTATAGTTAATAATTCTTCTCTTACGTTTTGGAACACTTCATTAAATGTAGCACGTTGCGCTGGTTGTATTGTTTTAGCGATTCTAAGCGACTTTAACCTACTCGCTGGTATAAATACATTATCAACATTAGAAGTGTCGTTAGAAGCGTTAAAAAACGCATGTATCTTTTTATTGTTATTCATGTCTATAAGTATTTGTGCATTCGTTCATAATCTCTTTTCGCATCAAACTCCATATCTTCGTTACATGGTTCGCTTTCTTTGATGCTTCTTATTTCGTGCTTAATGTCATCGTCTAGGTATTCAGTTAAATTAATGTCCTCTAGGAATGCGTTTCCTAGTTTCCATAAGCTAGTCTTGTTACATTTTTCAACGCTTGCTATATGTTCATCTTCATCGTTATAGATTTCTACACAGTCATCTTCTAGCTTACCTACTAGCTCTGTACCTTCTGAGAATAGAACTTCTTTATAAGTTCCGCCTTGAGCTTTCCAGATTGTAGCTTCATCTAGTGCAGCTGTTGCCTTTACAATTCCGCTTTCGTTTGATAATACAAATATTGTCATAATTTCTAAGTGTTTAAATGGGGAGCTTTCGCCCCCCCTTTGTTTTTCAAATGCTCTTGATTATTTTGCTTTTTTTAATGCTAAGTAGTACTTCAATGCAGTTTTGTAGTGAAATGTTCTATTTGTTTTCTCGTTCAGGCTGTTGTAGTTAAGCTCTCCATCTTTAGTTCTGTTGATGTAGAATGTTCTGTTTCCTAATGTCGTTGTGTGTATTGTCATAATTCTAAGTGTTTAAATGGGGAGCTTTCGCCCCCTTGTTTTTGTTTATTGTTCGATAAATTTAATAGTTCTTTTTAATCCCTTCTTTTTTTCGTTTAGTTCGATAGTTCCCCAAAAAGATAGCCCGCATTCAGTGTGTATCTCATGTACACATTCGAAACGCATCGATTTAAAATTTAATCTTGTTCCTTCAAAAGAGAAGTGATTCCAATCACTTGTAAACTGTTTGGTAAATTCTGACTCAATTAATGAACGAAAGTTATCCTCTTGCTTCTCTGTTAGTGATAATGTGTTTGTGGTAATCATGTTTTTCGTTTTTGTTTCTACAAATATAAGCACAATGTTTATATCTCACAAGTTTTAAACAGTTTTTTTTTATTTTTTTTTGATACAAAGAAAAAGCCCCCATTTCTGAGGGCTTAAACAAACAATTAAAAAA